GGAAAACCAGCAACAAACGAGCAGTATTACTCCTATCTCCAAAGTCAAAACTATATCTAAATCTTTATAAATAAAGTATAGATTGTCGCTTTGGAGAAGAAAACTCATGCCAGCTATCATAAGAGAAAATGATATTTGCACTGGTCACGGCTGTTGGCCACCCAGACCAGCAATAACTTCTTCGAAAACGGTTTTCTTGAATGGTAGAGGTATTGTCAGACAGGGTGATCGATACGCAGTTCACTGCAAACCATGTGGGAAAAACCCAGCTTGTCACGGTTCATATGTAGCGAGAGGTTCTTCCTCAGTTTTCGTAGACGGAATACCAGCTGCGAGAGTTGGAGACCCTATTGCCTGCGGTTCACTATGCTCCACTGGAAGTCTAGATGTATCTGGAGGAGGTTGAATTGATAGAAGAAGGTCTCGGAGACGGACGAATAACCCCCCATGAAGTTAATACCTTTTTGGAATATGGAATTCTCATAGGAACAGCGCTGGTATCCGCAATCGGAGCAGCTTGGTTAGCATTGAAGAGAAAAAATTTCCTAGACAGACAAAATAAAATAAAAGAACACTTGTTAATATTTGACGATAGGGACAGGAATTTTCACATATACGACCGTCTGATGTATTTGAGGATAAAATCTTCTGCCGACAGAGTTCGGTTTTGTCAGTTTCACAATGGGGGGAAGTTTCTATCCGGCACGCCGATGAAGAAATTCAGTTCAACACATGAAACCACATCCAAAGGAGTTTCAAATGAATCTGAAAAACTTCAAAACTGCATGATAACCATATTTCATGATAAAATCATGGCGGTAAAAGAAAACGATCCTGAAATTAGAAATGTTTCCGATTTAATGATGGAAAGCAAGAGCAAAAATTTTTACAAGTCCACAGAAGTCGAAAAATTTGCACTTCTTCCAATATACAAAAATGATCTAATTATAGGTTTCATAGAAGTAGAATGGAATGTTGGTTCTGAAATAACTTATGTGAATGATTTTGAATCTATATTTACTTTGGTTCGGTCTCAGATAGAATTTGAAATAGGTAAGGAGAACTGATCTTGGCAACGAACCAAAAATATTCAGACTTGGATTTGGATTTCACTAGAAATCCAATAACCAACGATGTTTCATTGAAATACGACTCAGAAGCAATAAAGAGGTCTTTGAGGAATCTACTGTTGACGGGAAGAAATGAACGGTTGTTTCAACCCGAAATACAGGCAGGAATCAGAAATCTTCTCTTTGAGAATTTTGGTTCGATTCAGTTGGTGACATTGGCAAACAGAATAGAGGAACTTTTGATAAACAGTGAACCAAGACTTCACGAATTGTCCGTGGAAGTTTTAAATCAAGAGGACATAAACACTGTTCGTGTTAGAATATTTTTCAGAGTAAGAAATCTCCCATTAGTTCAAACACTCGAAGTCGATCTTCAAAGGGTAAGATAACATGGCACTTTCAAATAAAACATTACAATCAATAGAAAGTCTTGATTTCAATACAATCAAAGAGGACTTAAAAACCTACTTAACTAATCAAGACTTATTCAAAGATTATGACTTTGAAGGATCTGGATTGTCAATACTTCTCGATGTTCTCGCATATAATACACATCATATGGGATTCTATGCAAATATGATCTCAAACGAGGCTTTTTTGGATAGTTGTGTGTTGAGGAGTTCCGCAGTCTCCCTCTCCAAATCTTTAGGTTATTCACCAAGAAGTAGAAGGGGAGCAGAAATAACCGTTGATGTATTCTTAAATGTTCAAAACTCTTCTTTCGAAAGTCAATTCATCACCGATGTCAACTCAAAATCAATTAAAATACTGAAAAACGAACTCTTTTCCACGTCTTTCAACGGAAAAACATATTTCTTCTATTCCACAGAAACATATTATTTTTCATACGAAGGGCAAGACTCAAACGGTGACGCTATAGTGGTAGCAAGAAACGTACTTCTTCGTGAGGGTAGACCAAAAACAGAAACATTTATAGTGAACAGAAGAGAAGATGGTCAGAGATTCATCATCTCCGATCTGAGTCTTGATGACAGATCTGTTTCCGTGTATGTAAAAGGTTCCGTCAATGAATCCGAAGGAGTCGCAGAACCTTGGCAAAAATCCACAAACATAACCAACAATGATTCCACTTCAAAGGTTTTCTTCCTGCAAGAAGCGTATGATGGAAAATTTGAAGTGTATTTTGGGGATGGAATATTGGGGAGACAGATAGAAAACGGCAACGTAATATTGGTTACTTATGCTAGTTGCTTTGGATCAGATTGCAACGGGGCAGGAGTTGCAGACAATCCACCATCATCCCCATCATTTACTTATCTCAGAAATCAAGAAACGACATATTCTTTGAGTAGAGAAGTGAGAGTGAAAAGAAATTCCAACAACAAACCAATCGTCGCAGCCGGCGGTCAAGAAAAAGAATCAAAAATATCGATTCAATATTATGCACCAAAAGTTTATGAAACACAGGATAGAGCGGTAACACTAAACGATTACATAGCGTTGTTGCAACAAAACTATTCTGGATCTATAAAATCCATACACGCTTGGGGTGGAGAAGATAATGACCCACCCGAATATGGAAAAATGTTTGTGTCTGTAAAACCGTTGGTAGGACTATATCTAACAACCCAAGAAAAAATAAATCTAGAAAAAAATATACTTTCTGAGAAAAATGTGGTTACAGTTACTCCACAGATAAAAGATCCCGAATACATTTTTATCACCCCAACGGTGAAATTGAAATACAACCCAAACACCCTGACTGTTTCTTCCTCCGAATTAAGAGACACAGCAATAGAATATGTCAAAACTTTTGGAATAGACAATCTTTCGGCTTTCGAAAAGAATTTTTATTCGGGTCAGATGGTGAGTAATTTGCTGGAACTAAACACTTCACTGAAAAGTTGTATTGTAGATGTTTCCTTCTACAAGAAATTCACACCAATTTTCAATAGTAAATTTACCTACTCAGTAACCTTTGAGAATCCTTTGGATGTTCTCTCGGGAACATACTATGTGAATTCCTCCGTTTTCTACACTTACGGAAAGGGAGAAAACTCATCCAATCTCCCATCTGTGAGAGCTTACTTTAGAGACAACGGAAAAGGAAAAATTTCACTGTATCGAGAATCGGATGATTCTGTGATTATCGACAGTTACGGAACCGTGGATTACACAACCGGCAAAATCACCATAAAGAGCACGACTTTCTTACTTACTTCAACACTGGAATCATATGAAATTTCAGTGTTCGCTAGGCCTTTAGATGAAGACATATTTTCCAAGAGAAACACCATTTTGGAAATAGATACAGAAAATGTATCGGTAACAATGACTCCAATAACAACTTCGAGAATTTAATATGAGTCGAAGAGTAAACATCAAAAGTTTGATAAAGAATCAACTCCCAGGCTTTGTGAGGGAGGATCATTCGACTTTTGTCGCTTTCTTGGAAGCTTACTATGAGTGGTTGGACTCTAATCCAGACAAAATCAGAACAACAAATCAGGTCGATAATGTTTTTGATATTGACGAATCCTTGGAACTTTTCACCGAAGACTTTCAAAAAACTTATATCTCTTCGTTCCCGATCTCCCTCGCAATAAACCCCGAGACCGGAGAAAAAATAAACGCAAGAAAACTGATAAAAAATATTAGAAGTTTCTATAAAGCAAAAGGAATAGAGAAATCATACAGATTTTTATTCAGAATAATATACAATTCTGATATTGAAATTTATTATCCAAAAAACTACATAATGAATCTTTCCGATGGAAGATGGATATCCGAAAAGAAGATGTATATCAAACCATCGGGAAAAAACTCCCTTTTAGGCAAAACAATTTCACAAAGACAAGATGACTCGGATGTTACATCTCAATTACTAGCACGAGCAAGAGTCACCAATCAAATAAGTTACCGAAAGGGGACAAATGATGTAGTTGAGTTGACATTGGAAGAAATATATGGGACTTTCACCGAAAATAGTAGTGTATACGATTATTTTTCGGGTCAAAATTACGGAGAAATATATTCTGTTTTATCCAATATAACAATCAACAACCAAGGAACTGGTTACGAAGTAAATCAACGCATCAACTTCAACGAACTGTCCGAAAGAATAAACACATATTATCCGGAAGCATATATCAGTAGAGTTTCCCCTGGATCGGAACAATATGTTGGTAGAGTATTGGAATTGTTTATCTCTGATCCTGGATTAAACATAAATTCGACAAATTGTGGAATATCAGGCACAAACCCAATAAATCAATTTGGGGCTACAGGAGGCACTGGGTTTGGTGCTTCTGCGAACTTTGGGCCAATATTCAACGCAAACAGTTATTACATAGGAACAAGAGGACTCCTAAGTTCTGACATGGTAATGCAAGACAACAATAAGTACCAAGCTTATTCGTATGTCATAAAGTCTGAATTGAGTTTAAACAAATATAAAGAACTCGTAAAAACTGTTCTACATCCAGCAGGAACGGAAATATTTTCTGAAATCCTCATAAAGAGATGTCTACAAGGAAATGGAAACAGTATTGTAAACATCCCAAGAAAAATAACAAAAAGAATAGGAAATTATGCTGCATATACATTTTTGACATACGATAATCTAGGGAAATGGTTCGCAGGACAGTGTTATTCTCCACTCGATCACGATTCTTTAATCATATGTGGGACTGCTGATTGTGCTACGGGAAATCCCATTTCTTCTGAAGTTGCTTTTGCTGCTGGTGCCACTTGCTTGACTGCGGATCTTCCAGCTGGATTCACCCCCGATTATTGGGTTATATACAATCACCCAAATACGACCTTGGGAAGATCGACAATATACATACATGAAGATCAACTGGACGATTTTTATGGAGGATCTGCACCAGGATCGACACAATCTGACTTGGGGTGGTTGGAATGGAATTTATCTTTTGACAATGGTGGAACAGCGGGACAACAGATTTCTTGGTTGGATGATATACTAAATAATGAAGAATCGAAGAATTTAGCAGTTTTATTCTACGAAAACGGTGGATCATCTTTTAGAAAAATATCTATAGGTGACTTCATCAACAGTGACACCTGCACTTACGATTGCAGATATTCGACGGGGTGTTTAGAGGAAGATCTCACTTAGGAATTCAAGCAAATGGCTAGTTGCATAGAATTAACAACCAATCTCAAAAAAGAAGTAGTCGATGCTTTCATGGACTATATTAAAAATCCATATGAAAATTCTTGGTTTGTTGCTTTCGGAAACCCAATTTCTTGGTCCGTCATAGATGAAGGTGTTTTACAATCGGGATTTGTATATTCTCCCAAGTTAGTCGGAGACGACAATGTTGTTCCTTTACCAAAGGATACAGACGAAGAAAAATATGAATTTTATAGAACTTGTATAGCTATGAAAAAGATAAGTAGGGATGATGTTTCCTTCCTGATCCCTAGAAATGAATGGCAACAAAACAAGACATATTTTCCCTATCGCTACGACGAAAACATGTTTGAAGATCCTTCCAAGATGTTTTATGTTTTTAATAGTGATAACAGATGTGTTTACAAATGCATAGAAAACAGTTCCGGTCTGTCTGGGGGTGCATTTTCAGCATCAGGTCCAGCTTCAATAAACAAACCAAACAGCACTGGTTTGGAGGTTTTCGACACTGGAGATGGATATAAATGGAAACTCATTTATCAAATAAATTCCTCCGATTTACTAAATTACACCGTTGAGGGAAGAACAGAAGAAGATAGTTATATTCCCGTAAGATACATTGATTTTGAACCCGACCCTTCCGAAACCGAATTACTGAAACATAAAAGCATACAAGACAACGCAGTTCCGAGTTCAATCAGTTCAATATACCTGAATGAATTATACAGGGGATTGTATACTTTTGATTCTAGATATTCTGTTGTAGGAGTGGATGACGCTATCTATCCGACATTTGGTGTTTCTGCTGGTGCTACTTCCGTGACAATAGATTATTTTGGCACAAATACCGCACTGAATTCACTGAAAAATATGTTGTTCTATGTAATATCAGGGCCAGGAGACGGACAAACTAGAGTTATAAAATCAAGTTCTAGAACAAAAGTCGGGGGTTCGCAATATCTTACGATCGAAGTCGATCCATTAGACGAGGGACTTTCTGCGTATAGTGCAACAGAGTCAAAAAGTGCTATCAATATTCTCCCATCTCTAAAAATAATAGGAGATGGAGAAGCGAGAAGTGCCACTGCATCCGGCAACTCAAATCTAGAAAGTGCTTTGGGAATAGTAACCTTTTCTTCAAGTGGTGCAACTGCTTTCTTGACTGGTGTCGATCTGATTGACATTGGGAAAAACTATACTTATACTAGAGCTTTTTCACCAAAGGGTCTTACGGCCGTAAACGCAGGAGATCCCATACCTGAAGACTTGTTCCTCATAAGTCTTTCACCACCGAACGGACACGGAAGCAATGCAGTTCTAGAGTTGGGTGCTTCGAAGATACTGGTCAAGACTACATTTGAGGGGTCGGAGAACGGAAGAATAGAAGCGGTAAATGATTTCAGACAAATAGCACTGATAAAAAATCCTTCCTTAAGAGACAGAATAGCTCTAGTGAGAACGGTGGACTCAGTGGGTTCTGGAATTTCCGCAGGAGACTCAGTCACACTTACTGGTTCTTCCACTACTTTGAGTGGAACCGTTCTTCGAAGCACAGCTTTCAATAACAATCCTGGTTATGAGTATCTTGTAAATGGATTATCGGGTTCAATCGGAGATTTTGATTATATTTCTGGAGTTGCTATAGATCCAAATGACGGATTTGAATTGATAGATATTGCTGGATTTGAAAACAAAGAAACTGTTGTTTTGGAAGCAACTACATCCGTAAGTTCCGTGGAATCTAGGGACATAGTAGTGGGTGTGGGAAACAAGTCAATCGGACTAAGACCATCATATGCTTCAGGAAAAGTGGTTAGTGTAGATGGAAGTGATGTGTATATCAGTCCAATTAGGGGAAACTTCAAAGAAAATGAAATTGTTTTTGCTATAGATAGAGATGGAACATATTCTTCAAGTTTTACCATTCAAGACATAAGAGTACCCACCTATCAAAACTATAGAGATTCGTACTCAACAGTAACCGAACTCACTCTTCAATCACAGACAAACGAATTGTTTGAAAGTTCCACTTTTCAACAAGATCAGTTAGTATATTCCTTCGAAGACAACACCATCACAACAGTAACAAGTAGCACTGAATACAAATCCAGTGCTTATTGTTTTGATTGGAAAGCAAACTTGACTGGTTCTTCTTACAACACAGGAACTTTAAAATTAGTAGGTGCCAGGCCGGACAAATTTGAAGTGGGTGACTACATCCTGTATTACAAGAAATCAGGAATACCACTGTACGCTCAGATAAATAGTATAACAAAACCAGAAATTTCTTATGGTTCTGGAGAAGTTCTTTATGTTCAAAATTTCCCAGGTATAGAAAGAAACTATCAAACCGATGAAGAAATAAATCTAATCATCGGAATCTAGGAGTAAGAGATGCCGTCATATGATCCAGACTTTTTCAATATAGATCCTTATTATGACGATTTTGACGAAAACAAAAGATTCCTGAAACTTCTTTTCAGGCCTGGATATGCACTCCAAGCAAGAGAATTGACTCAATTGCAGTCCATTCTACAGAACCAAATCGAAAGATTTGGAAATTTTGTTCTCGATGACGGCAGCATGGTTTTTGGTGGTCAAATCACTGAAATACCAACCAAGGTAGTAACACTAACGAATCTCTCGGGTGGTGGTGGAATCGTAGTTGGTGAACTAGAAGATAAGGTCGTTGGTTTAAGTCTCGTTGGAGGAGAAACTTCTTACGCAAAAATCATAACTGGAATCAAGAATCCCATTACGAACGAGGACGTTATCTATTATCAATTCATCTCTGGGGAAAGTGTTACGGGTGCGTTTTCCATACTAGGATCGAATAGTGGAATAACATTCACAGCTAGTGCTTCGGGAGATATTTCCGATGGTTTGGTAATGTTCGTCGATAGCGGAATAAGATACACCAACGGATACTTCGTTTCACACGCAGCACAAAGACTAGGCATCTACGAAAGTGATGGGTCTAACATTGATTTCGAAACCCCAAATAGCAGTGTCGGTTTTAATATAAACAAATCTATCGTCACATCAGAACAAGATTCCACACTCAAGGATCCTGCATCTGGATTCTACAACTTCAATGCAGCTGGATCGGACAGATTTAAGATAGAACTTGAAATAGCACAAAGATCTCTCACTGCATCTATAGACACCGCTGCCGCAGACCCATTCGAAAGAACTGACTTTATCGAATTTGCTAGAGTTGTCTCGGGAGATGTGATCAAGAAAGAAAAATACGCCGACTTGGGAGCAATCGAAGAAACCTTCGCAAGAAGAACTTACGATGAATCTGGCCATTATGTGGTCGATCCATTCGAATTGACAATGTTAACTGGTAATACAGAAGATACACTAAGGTCCAAATTGGACAGTGGAAAAGCTTATGTTTTTGGTTATGAATTCGAGACCCAAGGTTCCACATATCTGACCCACAATAGGTCAAGAGGCGAAGATTCCATCAGGACAGACAACGAAGAAATTACCTATGGATACTCAGTCGGTCCTTTTGTCCTCGCAAAATTCTCTAATGTGGATGATGGCGCTACTGGACTGAATCTAGGAAATTTGCAAACAATTTATTTTGATGCTTCAAATGGATATACAAGTCAGGTTTCACCTGAAATTGACGGAGTGAAATTCACCGTTGGGGAATATGCTACCACGGAAGACTTCTTACCAGGAGCTACGCTATATTTTGCTCCTATTGCCTCTGATTTGGAGAATGTGAGTCCTCCGGGTGCCAGTGCTTCAATAACAGCTAGAATAATTCGTGTGGTTGGAACTTCCACCGAATTTTCGGTGATTGAAGTTGGTCCTCCATATGCTACTGGAAACGGTTGGACGGGAGGCGTTACCAGCTCTTTTGAGACAACAAGTCCGTTTTATGTAGCTGCAGGGCCGTCATTTGAGGCTGGTTTGGACTTCAATTCGTATACGGGTTCAAACGTATCATTCTTTGCTACTTCTAATACCTTGGAATTCACAGGAGGAGCTCTACAAGAGTCCATAGGAACCGCGACCATTCGTAACATTCAGCGATTGGGAATTGATACACATAAAATATTCTTTGACGATCTTTCTATCAACACAGGAAAGAGACTAAGTTCCACCCAAAGAATATACTTGGAAGGAAATACGGGAAATCCGGCGTTTTTTGGTGCGGAATACCCAATTAAAACATACAACACAGAAAATACATCATTGGTATTCGAATCTCCTTACGGAGAAGTTATCAAGGAATACAAGGGATATGATTTCATGGTCAATTTGGTTCT